TGTGGGACAAGCTCGAAGGGGAGAGGAAGTATTACATGGAGCAGATCAATCGAACCGAGTCATTCATCAACCGATTCCTAGATCCTGAAGATCTGGGCTACGCCGTGAACAACTACGTCCGCGACGATGCGCGTGAGGCTCTTGGGCGTGAACGAGTGGAGTCAAAGCCGTGAAGAAAACCATCTCCAAAACCCCGCGCACAGACCGTCAGCCATACATCACGGCGGGATTCAATCAGTTCGTGAAGATCGGTTTCGCAAGACAACTGGAACGGCAACTGGTTGGAGCGAACGAGAAGATAAAGAGACTGGAACTACAGATCGACGAGCTTGGTGATCTGGTGAAATGGTTGGAGGGACGATGAATATCCCAATCGGCCCTGCCGCATTCATATTCAAGCACAAGCGAACCGGCCAGATTGTCGTCGTACCCAACGAGCGATGGCATGAATTGTACGACAAGAAGGAGGACTGGGAACACACGACCAGCCTGAACGCTTGCGGAGCTTTGCAGTACATGATCGACGCCAAACCGGCTGAGAGAAACCGATACATCAAGTCACTTACGGAGAAACCATGAAGGTTAAAAAGAAAAGCACAGTCATCACAATCGACTCAGAACTTCATTCCGAGCTGCGCGCTGTTAGCGAAAAGCATGGAATCAAGATCGGATTTCTCGCTGAAAAAGCGGTGAGAGAACTACTGGCAAAGATGAGCAATACGACGCAAGTAAGCGCATCATTGACGGCAGTCACCCATTAGTAAGCGATTCGTACCGTGTGGTACGGACAACACCCTTCGCTCGCTATGAAGCAGTGGGCGGAGGGGCAAATTTCCTAAAACTATGAATCTAAGAGACTACCAAAAGAACGCAGTAGAGTGGGCCAAGACTAGCGACGGCCTGATCATCGCACCGGCTGGCAGCGGTAAAACGTGGATTGCTGCGAGCATCATCAAGAACGAGCAAAACGGCGGATCTGGATTGAGATTCGGTTGGCTTGCTCCTACCCGCGAGACATGCCAGCAAGCGCGCACATCGCTCCGTGTTGCCGGTGTATCTGATGAGATTGTAGACATCCGCTGTCCTCACGAGTCTGTGGACTTCAGTAAGAAGGACATGCTGATCGTTGACGAGGCGAAGCACAGTCCTGCTGCCGGATGGCGTCGCATTATCGAATCCTGTAGCGGACTGCGATTTGGCTTCGACGCTACGCCTTGGGGCGACGACGAAGACCGTAACGCGGTGACACGAACACTCTTCCGCAACCGCACCTACGAAATCAAGCGAAGCGACATCGGCGATTCATTGGCCGACGCTTACCTCCACCTCTCCGACGCAACCGATCTGAACCTCAAGCAGAAGATCGACGACAACATCGACCGGCTTTTTGTAACAAGACGGCGGTACATGCGGATAAGTGATGACGAATTAAAACGCATGTGCGCTTGGGAATCCTTGGTGGACATCGGAATCTGCCAGAACCGAGACAGGAATGCGTACGCCGTCGATTACGCGCTTGAGCATCTGGACATGCAGACTCTCATCCTCATACCGCGCATCGCGCTGGGTGAGGAATACGAAGCCGCGATTCCACGCTCGCTCCTTGTCCATTCGAAGATCGGCAAGAAGCAGCGCAAGGCGGCGATGGAGGAGTTCAAAGCCGGAAACCTTAGGACCATGATTGCGACATCATTGGCCGACGAAGGACTAGATCTGCCCAACGTGGAGCTGCTGATCATGGTCAGCGGTGGCAGGTCATCGCAGAAGACGATCCAGCGAGCGAGTCGTGCATTGCGGAAAACAGATTCCAAAAACTGTGCGACAATTCTGGACTTTTCTGACAGGTTTCACCCCATCGGTGCATACCACGCGAAGAAGCGAATGGAATGCTACCGCCAACTAGGTTGCGTCTTCCAATGAGTGCATCAATTACCACAGCAAATGAAACAGCCACGCCTACAGAGAACGTAGTTCTTCTCATCGGAGAGCTGCGCGGAATCAGCCGCAAAACAGAAACCAAGAGCGGCGCATTGATGGTCCGAAGGGTTATCTCAATCGCTCGCCATTGGACCGATGCTGATGGCCGATTCCACGAAGACTACGATGATTTTGAACTTTCATCATGGGGACAGGTGGCTGAGAAATTTCTCGAAATCGAGAATGGCGCGCTGGTGCGTGTCAAAGGCCGTGTAAAAGTCGAGAAATGGTCAGAAGGTGGCGATACGAAAAGTGCGGTTCGAATCGCTGCGGAACAGATAACCGTGCTGTGTTACTAATCCAATGAAAGCATCCAACAAACCAATCGTAGCCGTAGATCCTGGCGTCAGCGGGGGATTCGCGGTCAATACACCGGACGGCATTATCCTGCTGTCCATGCCAGAATCACTGCCGGAAATCTGCGCGCTGATCAATCAGCTAAAGGTAGCCAACTCAGAGTTATGGATCGAGGAGCTTCCACTGTTCGTGTCTCCCATGACGAAAAGCTCGTCGATGGCTGTGCTTCACAGAAACCTTGGTCGAGTTGAGGCTGCTGCATACGCGTACGGATACGCTCTTCACAGAGCAGCTCCAAAAGTGTGGCAGGCTCCTCTAGGACTCGGCGGGAAAGCATCGTGCAAAGATCATTCGGAATGGAAGCGAAAGCTCAAGGCAAAGGCGCAGGAATTGTATCCTCATCTAGACGTAACCCTGAAGAACTGCGACGCGCTGCTGATCCTTCACTATGCATTGGGTGGAGGAAGGTAGCCTTGAAAAATTTATGACCTCTGAACCATTGCAGTTAGCATTTAATCATGATGCGCTTGTCAAAAAATGCTCAAAATGTGGAATCAAAAAAAATCTAGAGTGTTTTCAGAAAAGATTGGGAATTAAGGGTGAACTTAAATCTCAATGCAAACAATGCGTTGCGGAATGGGGTTATATTTACCGTTCAACTAATGCCAGCAAGATTCGAGAGCGATGCAAAATCCACAGATTAAATGCCAGCCAGATTGAAGAGAAAAAACTTAAACGACAAAAACAGTCAAAATTAAGCAATCAAATTTCTAGGATAAAATACCCAGACCGAGAACGCTCGCGAAGAGCAGTCGAGTATGCTGTGAAAGTTGGAAAATTAATAAAGCCAAACAATTGTTCTCAATGTGGAACATCGTGCAAACCAGAGGCGCACCACGACAGCTACGACTACGACCAGAGATTAAACGTCCGCTGGCTTTGCCGAAAGTGTCACGCGGCTCATCACCGAAAATATCCTGACACCGTATGAACCACAAAATGTACCGTCCTCCCTCACCGGACGAACTCAAGCAGCTTCTCATCGCCACGTTCTGCGCTGGCATGGTCATAACCGCTGCGTACTTCATTCTCTTCGTCGTCAAATGAGCGAACCTACCAAACCTCTCGCCCAAGAAACCGACATCGAAACCCTGCGCCATGCCGTCGAGGAATACCAATGGTTGGCCAAGGTTCTCTTCAAATCTCTCGGATGCGGATGCAACGCAGGACATGACCTGTGCTGGAACTGCACCCAAGCTGAGCGACACTACAAACTAACAACCGAGATATACAAATAAGCATGAACAAAGTAGCAATAGTCCGAGTGGCAGACGCCGACGAATCGACCCCGAGGATCGACTTCGCCTACATCGACCGAAAGTACAAGGAATGGCTGATCCGCCGTGGATTCGCCAATGAGGTTGGAACCGAGATGGGTATGCGCCGATCAGGCGGACGACGCGGCAAACGAATCGAACCCGATGAAATCTGAAATCACGCGACAACAGTTGTTGAAGGAAGCCCCTCAGTTGATCGAGTATGCACTTCTTCGCGGTTGGATGAGCAGGCCGAAGCCCCAGCAAAACGTGGATGGAGTCTGGCATTCGAGCGGTTCAGGCCATCTCGACGATGCCTCCGAAGATGAGATACAAGAACTTAAAAAACAGCTCGGTGCAGGTTGAACTCCTCTCCGACGACGTAGAGATACGAATCGGAGAAACCAAGTGGGCTGGCGTGGCCTACATGCGGGAAGGCAAACGAAAGCTCTACGTTCGAACAAAGGCTGAATTCAATGCCAAGTTCGCGCTGATAGATGCGAAGCCCTAGCCATTACATCGCAGCACAAGAGCAGCTCTTTGCGAAGTTCAAGTCTCGCTCCATACCCATCCAACAGTGGAGCAAGTACCTGATGACTCCCAAAGAGCTGGCTCTCCTTTTTCAGAAGCTGGAGAAATCAAATTCTGTTCTTCAAGACATCGCCAAGACTGACCTTGGCAGGTCCGGGGAACTCGCGAGAAAACAACTTGGAATCGAATGAGCAATTCAAATATCGACCGTGCGCGAGCATGGCTTCGCAACACCCCCGGTGCCATCAGCGGCCAGGGCGGTCATAACACAACCTTCGCAGTAGCTACCGCTCTAGTGCATGGCTTCGAGCTATCGCATGGCGAAGCCGAAACGCTCCTGCATGAGTACAACGCGAAATGTCTCCCACCGTGGAAGCCGAACGACTTGGTTCATAAGCTAAACGAGGCGTTTAGAGTTTCTCACGACAAGCCGAAAGGTTGGCTTCTCTCAGCGCAGAGCGGAACGCCCGTATCAACGACCGGAAAGTTCATCGTTCAGAAGATCCAAGCAATTCCGCAACCGGAATGCCGATTTACAACCATCGACTTTCTCAAAGCCTGCTTCGAGCCGGACGAAGTTGTCTGCATCTGCAACGACATCATCTGCGACGAGGAGGGTAAGGGTAGGCCAGCGTCCAAAGGTACGTTCCTCAAGCGCGACGAATGGATTGAGAAGCATTTCACGCCGCCCATAAGTTCCATGTGGAACGGTCCTGATAGCCGTGGCGCGTATGTCCGAGTGAATCCGTGTCTCGATGAAACCGGATCGGACTCTGGCGTGTCAGCATTCCGCCATGTGCTGGTCGAGATGGACGAGAAGACCAAGGATGAGCAATGGACGATCCTGAAGGATTCGAAGCTGCCGCTATCCGTCGTCATCGATTCCGGTGGCAAGAGTCTGCACGGCTGGGTGCGCGTTGAGGCGGCGAACAAGGAGGAATGGGGCGAGCGTCGCGATGTTGTTTATCGCCATCTGGAAGCCCTCGGCATCGATCCGAAGAACAAGAACGCGAGCAGGTTCAGCCGCTTAGCCGGTGTGATGCGCGATGGCAACGAGCAGAGGCTTGTCGCTATCAATGTGGGCGTCGTGAACTGGGATGCGTTCACGGACTATCTGGAGTCACAGGACATGCCTCAGGAGTTCCCGCTCCAGAGCATCATCGATTACGATCCTGAGAACGACCCGGACAACCTGATCGGCGACAGATGGATTCGACGCGGTTCATCGATGCTCTTTGTTGGTCAGAGCGGATGCGGCAAAAGCTCGATGGCGTTCTATCAAGGACTGAGGTGGGCCATTGGTTCCGATTGGTTCGGATGTCAGCCGGTACGACCGCTCAAGGTGGCCTACGTCCAAGCTGAGAACGACATCGCCGATCAGCATGACGCTCTAAAGGGAGCCGCGCAGATGGTCTTCGGAAGCGATTGGCGGAACGGATTGCGTCGTGCGGACATGCTCTTCTTCCGCGAGGCAGTTCGAACCGGCGCGGAGTTCACGACCATGCTGCGTCGTCTCATTCGTAAGACGAAGGTGGATATCGTCTACATCGACCCTCTACTCTCCTACATCGGAGGCAATCCATCGGACATCGAGGTCTGCGCGAACTTCACGCGACATCTGCTCCAGCCGATTATGATGGAGACAGGAGTCGTCATCGTGCTGGTTCATCACTTCCCCAAGCCGAAGGGTAAGGACGACAAACCGGAGAGCGTGGCAGATATGGCCTACTCAGGATTCGGAAGCTCCGACCTGACCAACTGGGCGAGAGAGGTGATTGTGTTGAAGGAGGTTGGATTTAATCAGCCGCGACGCTTTATGCTGGGAATGGCAAAGCGCGGAGACAGGTCAGGACTGAAGGACAAGAACGGAAACAAAACCGGCTCCATCGTCATTCAACGAGGAGTCGGAACGATATCCTGGGACTACGCACCGCCTGAGCAGTTCGTAGTCGATAAATCCGCAGCTAAGAAGCCGTGGGGCGGACGACCTAGGCGTTAGCCTTCTCGCGCTCAGCGCGACGCCGACCCTTGGCGGCGAGCGATTGGAATTTCGCCTTGCCGAGCTTCTTACGCCCAATGTAGGCCGCAAGTGCGCGAGGCTCTCTCACACCCTTCTTCTCAAGCTCGCCGATGAGCTTCTCGTAACGTCCGCCACCGCCAAGTTTCATCTTGTCCATATCAGTTAGAATGAGTTGTTACCGACGAAATCACCACGCTTTGCACGACCACGTTCTAGGCTTCGTAGGATCTTTTGCAGTCGCGCAGTTATGCCGCGCACGGAAGTTCTTTCGACGCTCAGGATTGTCGCGCTTAATCTCCATATTCGGATCGCCGAAGCGAAC